TTGGGTATAAGTATATACTCAGAGGCACCAATGAAGTATAGCGTTATTATTCCTACCTACAATCATTGTGAAGATTTACTTAAACCGTGTGTAGAATCCATCTTTGAACACTCCAATCTGGCGGATATTGAGTTAATCATATCCGCCACTGGTTGTTCTGATAAGACTTCTTTATATCTCGACCAATTAAGATACCAATTTAATACATTAAATCTTGCTAACAACTTTAAAGTTGCTTGGTCTGATGAACCTTTGGGGTATCCTAAGGCAACAAACGAAGGTATCAAACTTGCCACAACCGACAAAATTGTTCTGTTGAATAATGATTGTACGTTGTTACATCAAAAAAAAGGTGATTGGTTACATTTTCTAAATGAATCGTTCAATAAATTTCCCAATTGTGGAATATCTTGTGTCGTCAAAGATTACTCTGATGTAATCAAAATGGATTTTGCCATATTTTTCTGTGTGATGATTGATAAAAAAGTCTTTGATGAAATTGGATTACTCAACGAAGAATATGGCAAAGGTTCGTGTGAAGATATAGAATTTTGTTACTTAGCCCAACAAAAAGGATACGAAGTACATCAAGTATTTGAAACCGAATTACAATCTGAATTTTTTACAGGTCAATTTCCGATTTATCATTTAGGAGAAGGAACGGTTCACGACAAAACTTTAGTTGATGGATGGGAAGAACATTTTATAAACAATAAAATTTTATTATCGAAAAAAATATTTATGAATACACCAAAAGTTGGAGTGATTACTCCCGTATATAATGACAAAGATCATTTGTTTAAGGCAATACAATCCGTAAAAAGACAATCGATAGATCATGTCACGCATTATATTTTTGATGATGCGTCAACGGATGGACTTGACGAATTGATGAATGATAATACAGATTTATCTATTAAGTATATACGAAGTACGGAAAATTGTGGTCAAAGTACCGGAAGAAATGTACTAATTGACCTTGCATTACAAGATGGTTGTGAATATATTGCTTTCTTGGATTCTGATGATGTTTGGGTTAATCCAAATCATCTTTTACGTTCCTTAGAAATTTTAAAAGAAAAAGATGTTGTGTATTCTAAACCACATTTTCATTTTGAAAGTGGGCAAGAAGCAGTCGCACAAAATATTCCAATACCACAAACATTTATTGGAAAACAATTATATCACAACAATTATATTTGGATTTCATCTGTTGTTGCAAACAAAAAGTGTTTTATAAACAACCAATTTGATGACAACTTAAATAGTGTTGAAGATTGGGATATGTGGATCAGATTATTTGAACAAGGATATAAGTTTGAATCTATTCCTTATGTTTCGGTAAATTATCTTGTTCGTAACGATTCTCAAGCATCATTGGGTGGTAAAAAGTATGATTTACTGAAATCAAAACATAAGATGTTACCTAAACTAAAACTTCATTTGGCTTGTGGTCATGATTATGAAGATTCGTATATTAATGTGGACCTCTATGCGCCAGAAGATGCGAGATGTGATGTTCGTTTTGATGTAATGAAACTTCCTTACGATGATAATACTATCGATGAAATTAAGGCGTTTCATATTATTGAACACTTCCACTTCTTTGAAATTCAAGATGTTCTTAAAGAATGGTATCGTGTATTGAAACCAGGTGGAGTTTTACACATTGAAACTCCAGATTTTCTTGAATCTTGCCGAGCGTTCGTAGAGGGTGATGGAGATTTCCGTGTACTTCTTTATAACCACTTTTTTGCACACCCATGGGTTCCCGGTCAAACACATAAATTTTTGTTTACAGAAGATCAACTAAAAACAAATCTAGAATGGGCGGGGTTTAAAACTTCAAATCGTTGTCCACCAGCGTCAAAATATGTAAGACCAGACACGTACCATTTATTTTTGAACATGGATGCTTTTAAATGAAAATAATGTGTACTATATCGACAAGGGGTAGATACGATAATTATTTACCTCTTGCGATTTCTGCTGTCATTAATCAAACAAAAAAAATTGATAAGTTGGTTATTTTTGATGATAATGATAACACTGTTGATCTCAGAACAAAACCTCAATATACTTTTTTATTCAATCTAATGGAAAGAAAAGGTATTGAATGGACTGTTTTATTTGGTAAGAAAAAAGGACAACACCATAATCATCAAATTGCCAATTTTGAAGGTAAGATTATGGGTTACGATTGGATATGGAGAGTAGATGATGACAACATTCCAGAACCCAACGTATTAGAAAATCTATGTAAACATATAAAAGATGATGTTGGTGGCATTGCAGGTTCGGTTTTGTTTTCGGAATTCATCATCGACAATTCAAAATTGACTGGTAAAATCGAAGATATTGATGAGGGACAAAATATTCAATGGGGTATAATTGATGAAGTCAAAGAAGTCGACCACCTGCATTGTTCTTTTATTTACCGACCAGGAATAGTAAATTACAATCTAGGATTGTCGAGAGTTGCTCATCGTGAAGAGACTTTGTTTACATATCAATTAAAACAAAAAGGATACAAACTATTACTTGTACCAAACGCAATAACTTGGCACGGTAAGAGTGCATCTGGTGGTATTCGTATGGAAAATAATAAAGAACTGTATGACCACGATGAATTTATATTCAGAAATTTTTTAGAATTGAGAGATAAGAATATTGTTGTTTTGGATAATGGTATGGGTGACCATATTATTTTCAAACATATTCTCCCATATATAAAGAATCCAGAAGTTTTTAGTTGTTACCCCGACATAGTTCCAGGAAGGAGTATTGGTGAAGCTCGATACCTTTTTGGTGATCTTGATAATTATAATGTTTACAAGTATATGGCCGAGAACCAATGGAAAGATTCTGTCGAAAAGGCCTACTGCAATCTATATGGAGTGGTAAAATGATTATCATAGCTCCATATTCAAAGGCACTCCGGACTGGTAAAATGAATCCAAAAAATTATCCTTTTTGGAAAGATTTGATTCGTTTGATTGACGAACCTATCGTTCAAATAGGTGTAGAAGGAGAAAGGCAGTTAGTTGATGACTTTAGAAAAAATCTTTCTATGGGTGATCTTACCACTCTTGTTGGCGAATGTCGTACTTGGATCAGTGTTGATAGTTTTTTTCAGCATTTCTGCTGGGATCTGGGTAAGCCAGGAATTGTCTTATGGGGTCAATCTGATCCAAACATTTATGGTCACCCAGAGAATACAAATCTTTTAAAGAGTCGTGAATATCTAACACCAGATCAATTTTTGTTCTGGGAACTTATAAAATACAGAGATGATTGTTGGGTGCCTCCGGAAGAAGTCGTAAAGTTTTTATAAATAGTCCATAAATTCTAATAAGGATTATACATGGCTGCCCCAAGAACAAGAAAAGAATTTAAAGACTACTGCCTTCGTAGATTAGGATGGCCGGTAATTGAAATCAATGTAGATGATGACCAAGTAGAAGATCGTATTGACGATGCTTTGGCGTTTTGGTACGACTATCACTTTGATGGTACTGAAAAAATCTACATGAAACACCGAATTACCCAAGCAGACATTGATCGCCGTTGGATTTATTGTCCAGATGCGGTTACTTTTGTTGTTGCTGTTCTTCCATTTGATGATTCAGCATCATCTGTCAATATGTTTGACTTGCGTTACCAGTTGAGACTACACGACCTTTACGACTTTACTTCTGTATCGTATGTATCATATGAAATTACGATGCAACACATTCGCACATTAAATCTGTTGTTCTCTGGTACTCCACAGTTTAGATTCAATCGTCATCAAAACAAATTAATGTTGGACGTTGATTGGTCGAGAGATGTTAATGTTGGTGAATATGTAATCGTAGAGTGTTATCGTAAAATGAATCCAAATACTTTAACACTTACTGGAACAGTTAACCTTGAAGCAGGTAATACAACTGTTATCGGAACAAACACTATTTTTGACCAAGAACTTGTTGAAAACGATTTTGTTGCTTTTGGTACAGAGTCACTACAAGTTAGAAAAATTGTATCACCAACACAAGTAACACTTGCGACACCACCAACAAGTAATGCCTCAAACGTTGCAATGACTACTGGAGGTTATTCAGATGTTTGGAATGATCGTTGGTTAAAGGCTTACGCAACACAAAAAATCAAATATCAGTGGGGTTCAAATCTAAGTAAATTTGCCGGTGTTCAACTGCCTGGTGGTGTAACACTTGATGGTCCTAGAATTATGGAAGAGGCAAGACTAGAACTTGAAAAGATGGAAGAAGAAATGTTCTCGTTGGCAGTTCTACCTTCTGATATGATGATGGGTTAACAAGTGCCTACAAATTTTTATTTCAATAATTTTCCTGCCAATCAGATAACATCAGAACAACTTCTGATTGAAGATTTGGTTATTGAGTCTATGCAGATTAATGGTATGGATGTTTTTTACATGCCAAGGTCAAGTAGAGACTCTGTTGATTTGGTGTACGGCGAAGATACAATGAAACAATTTACCATGGCATTTCCAATCGAAATGTATTTGGAAAATGTTACCGGTATGGATGGTGAACAAGACTTTATTTCTAAGTTTGGTCTTGAAATTCGTGATGAAGTACGTCTTTTAGTTTCACGCCGTAGATTTTTAGCAACAGTACCACAAGCAAGACCAAACGAAGGTGATTTAATTTATATACCTTTGGTGCAGAATTTTTTTGAAATTACTTTTGTTGAACATGAAAATGACCAAGCAATGTTTTATACTTTAGGTCGTGGACGTGGCGGTAATGTTTATGTTTATGGATTAAAATTGAAACAGTTTTATTTTTCTAATGAAGTTATTGAAACTGGTATACTTGAAATCGACAAACAAGCTCGTGATGAATACCAAAAAACAAGACTTTCTTTAACATCGGTATCTGGACAATTCTTGAATGACGAAGTTGTTTATCAAGGTTCTAATGTTGCAACATCTACCGCACAAGCACTTGTTCATGATTTTACCCCAAGCAGTACAATTGTTGTTTATAGAACAATTGGTACATTCTCAACAGGACTAGTAAAAGGTGCAACTTCAGGTGCTGAAGCAACAATTACTGTTGCTGATGACACCATTGAAATGAACAATGCCTTTGAAGATATTATCGATAATAGAAGAATCCAAGATGAAGGTGAAACTTTCATTGATTGGACAGAAAAAAATCCATTTGGTGAAACTTAATGTTACAAAATCCTCATTTTTACAATAGAACAATTCGCAAAATAGTCATTGCATTTGGAACAATGTTTAATGACATTGAGATTATTCGTTATATGAAAGATGGTACTCCAAAAGAAAGATTTAAAGTACCACTCTCATTTGGTCCAAAAGAAAAATATCTAACTCGTATTCTTTCTGATCCTTCATTAACAAAATCAGTTGCAACAACTATTCCTAGAATCTCGTTTAACTTGGATGCGGTTAGTTACGACTCATCAAGAAAACAACAATCAACATTAAAGAATTTTAGTATCAGCAACAACGTTTTTAAATCACAATATGTTCCTGTTCCTTATGATTTCACATTTACAATGTCTATCTTTGTTAGAAACATTGAAGATGGCACACAAATCATAGAACAAATTCTTCCATTTTTTACACCAGATTTTACTGTAACGGTTGATTTTATTTCCTCAATGGAAAGAAAATACGACATGCCTGTTATTTTAAATTCAGTTTCAACATCAACCGAATATGAAGGTGACATGTCATCAACAAGAGTAGTTGTTTGGGACTTAGAGTTTACCGCAAAGGCATACATTTGGCCGGCCGTTCGTTCAGACGGTAATAACGGTAAATATATTCGTTTTGCAAATGGAAACATTTACGACACTTCAAACAATAAACTCGTAAATGTGCTTGTCACACCAAAACCATTGAACGCAGAACCTACAGATGATTACGACTTCAATACTGATATCACAGAATACTTTGAAGGTAAATATGGCACTGTAAATATGGCACCATTACCTGGAGGTGGAACTGGATTGATTGATACACCCGTTCCAGCAAGTCAAGGATTATTAGGTACTCCTGTTGATCCTGGTGCAGCAATGGAATTAGATGGTTATTCATTATCTCCTGGACTTTATCGTAAGAAGTATGATGGTTATTTTGACGATAATGTTAATTGGTTTGATGGTAAGATTCCACTACATGGAATGTCAGATTCAATTATCAGTTTTAATATGAGCCAAGTTGACGACCAATTCAGTATGCAATGGTTAGGTTATTTTAGACCCGCTGTTTCCGGTAATTATAATTTCTGGTTAGTTAGTGATGATGCAAGTTATATGTGGTTAGGTCAAAATGCGTTAAGTGGTTATACTGCTGCAAACGCAACAATCAATAATGCAGGACAACACCCAAGTGGATGGGCATATAACACAAACTCATTGATACTTGAAGCCGGTAAATATTATCCAATTCGTATTCAAATGGGTGACAATATTGCTGATGAAACATTGCAATTGTTCTATGGACTTGCAGGTGATTACGGTAGTAGAAACTTTAACACCAAACTTTATTATAACAATATATCATTAGGTTTTTAAATGGATAAGATTAATGAGAAGTTGTCTGAGATTCTTGATGTTGAACCTATTCAAGTTGTAGAATCTGAAATCGTTCCTAGTACAGAAATTGTTGAAGCAGTTCCTGTTGTCAATGTTGTAGAAACTGATACTGATTTTGCCAGACAAAACATTCGTGAACTTATAAACAAAGGTGCTTCTGCCATTGAAGAACTTGCCGTTGTTGCAAGAGATTCTCAACATCCACGTGCGTATGAAGTCATGGCAGGTATGTTAAAAAATCTAACAGACATGAATAAAGACTTATTAGATTTACAAAAGAAAAAACAAGATTTAACTGGAGTAAAAGAATCTACTTCTAAAGACGTAAACATAGATAAAGCAGTCTTTGTAGGTTCTACTGCTGAGTTAATGAAACTATTAAAATCGGAGAAATAATGGAAACATTAATTGAAATGATGCGTAAAGTTCTTGCTGATGCATACGCATTTCAACTTAAAGCAAACAACTATCATTGGAATTTAACAGGTCCTAATTTTCCACAATATCACAAATTTTTAGGTAAACTATATGAAGAAGTGTTTGAATCTACAGACGCAATTGCAGAACAGATTCGGGCTCTTGGTGCGTATGCACCGGGATCATTCACTCGTTACTTAGAACTGACGGACATTGAAGATGAGTTATCTATTCCGTCATGTCAAGAAATGATTACACGTTTACATGCAGATAATGAAAAACTTCTTGCAACACTTAATGTCGCATTTAAACTTGCCAATGAATTTGACAAACAAGGCCTTGTAAACTTTTTGGCAGATAGAATTGATGTACACAATAAACACGGATGGATGTTACGTAGTATTATTGAATAATGGCAGATACTAGTTTTAGTGGAAATCCCAATCTAAAAAAGATTGGGGTCAATATATCATTCACGGAAGAGCAGATTCTTGAATATCAAAAATGTGCCGAAGATCCCGTATATTTTATTGACAACTATTGTTATATCGTAACACTTGACCACGGTATTCAACCGTTCAAACTTTACGATTGTCAAAAAGAAAAGATTAGAGTTATCCATGATAACCGTAAGGTTATCCTAATGGAAGGTCGTCAACAAGGTAAAACACAAAGTTCTGTTGCCTACATTCTTTGGTACACATTGTTCCAAGAAGCAAAGAACGTTGCGATTCTTGCCAACAAAGAAACTGCGGCACGTGAAGCAATGTCTCGTTATCAAATGATGTATGAAAACTTACCTTTATGGATGCAACAAGGCGTCAGAGTTTGGAACAAAGGTGATATTGAACTAGAAAACGGTTCGAAAGTATTTACATCAGCAACAACCGCATCTGGTATTCGTGGTAAGTCTGTAAACTTATTGTACATCGATGAGGCCGCAATTATTCCTAATAATATTGCCGATGCCTTCTTCGCTTCTGTTTACCCGGTAATTTCTGCGGGTACTACGACCAAGATTCTCATTACTTCTACACCACTTGGTTACAATCACTTCTGGAAGTTCTGGAA